TACCTGGCCCGCGACAAACGGAAACACAATGGATGACGGGTTCCCCGCCACTCCCACCGGACACGGCACGCCGTATAAATTGGGATCATTGCACACCGTGGCCACCGGCAATGGCGGCACCGGAGGCTCCGGAGGAATCGGAGGCGACGTCGTCGTCACCACGGCAATCCCGAACGCCTCTCCGGACGGGATTCCGGTTGCCGTCACCGTCTGCGGCCCCAGATTGATGATGACCGCCGTTCCAAATGCCTCGCCGGAGGCAATGCCGGACGGGTTGATCGTCTGACGATCTGTCACCGTTGCCGTTCCGAATGCCTCCGCCGACGCGATTCCCGTGGCTGTGATCGTCTGGCGCAATGACGGCGTTCCGAATGCTTCCGCTGATGGAATGCCTGTCGGCCTGACGAACTGGGCATCTGTGACGGTGGCGTTGCCGAACGCTTCTGCCGACGCAATGCCTGATGCCGTGATCTTCTGGTTGAGGGTCGCATTTCCGAACGCCTCGGCGCTGGCGATGCCTGACGGAGAAACCGTGACATTGGCATTGGCAACCGTCGCATTGCCAAACGCCTCCGCCGACGCGATCCCTGTCGGGCTGATGACCAGCGCGGCCTCCAATGAAATCGGAGGATTCGGGTCGTGCTGCGTCGTGACCGGCGCCCACTGGATCTGGCCCTGGGTGAACCATTTCCCGTTGGAAAATGTCATTCCTCTGATCATGTACTGACGAACGTCGCGCTGCCGTTATACACCGTCGCTGTCGTGGATGGCTTTGTGACCTCCAGGAACGAGATGGCCGCATCATCAAACAACCGTATCAAATTGAACGCCGTGTTGATGCCGTCCTGCAAGCACGCCAGCTGCACGATTGGGATCGGCATCCATGCCAGAGGATGGCCGATGACGAAATTGATCGAGCCCGTGACCGACGCGCTGCACCGCATCTGTGCCAGATCCATGACCCCAGTGTCTCCGGACGCCAGAGGCGCGAACCACTGGCCTGTCGGATGATCCAATCGGTTGATGATGGCGCTGGCATTTCCGGTCAGCACTGGAAGCACCGTGTTGTCCGTGCCTGCCTGATTGCGATACAGGCACTCATTGGCACCTCCGGCCACGCCCCAGTTGTGCGCCGTCGCACCCAGTGCGGCAAACGTCTCGACAAACAGAAAATTTCCACCGGCATAATCCGGATCCGTGGCTGTGCTGCTCTGGTATCGCGTCGGAACTCCGGTGACGGCCTCGTTCGCTGTTGACGACATCGTCTTGGCCACATCGAAAATACGGTCGTACATCAGCAGGGTATTGCCTGCCACCGAGCACACTGCCGCCGCAAACACGAAATGCCTTGTTTGCGTGGAGACATTATCCAATCCGAACTGGGCGCCAACTGTTGAGGCGTTGCACGCCCTTCCTCCTGGAGCTGCGCTGCCTGCCGCACCCGCAACCGGCTGAGCGCCCACGCCCCACAATGAATTTGTGACGGCAATGACGCCGGTTGTTCCACTCTTGTTCCAGAAAATGTCACGTCTCTTGCCGTCGGTCGCCGCCGCAATCAATGCCGACAACGACGCAAATCCTGCATTGGTCTGCTGCCGGTTGGCGCGGCCCATCGACTGAATCCTGCGCTTCAAACTTCCCACGGCATAATCCACGGCATTCATGAACTGGCCCGACTTGAGCACACCGGCGAAATCGCCGCCCTTGTGAGCCCATATCCGGCCCGGAACGCCACCCACCGCAATCGGTGGCCCGTACCACGGCTGCATTCCCTTGGAAATCCGCTCCACCTGGTCGGCACCAAGCCATCGTTCCAGCCTGCCGCCGTGAGGCGACAATGCTTTTGTGATCGTGAACATATTAAAGCTTGAAGATTTTGTTGGCCCCGCTGTCCCACGCGACCGTGATGTCGCCACCGCTCGGGGTGACGGGCAATCCGGTGGCTGTGTCAATCAGCGCGATCAACGGAGATGTTGCTGCAACGCCCGTGTCCTTCCAGATCAGGACGTACTGAATCGCAGCACCGGCAGCGACGGCCGTAAAGGTCACATCGTCGGCATCAGCGACGCCATTTGCGACCGTCTTGCCTGTCAGGTTGCCGGAGTCAGCAGCCCGTGTCGCAACGGAGGACAGAAACTGGTCTGTTGCAAGGTTGGGCGTGTACGCTGAGGATCGTACCAGTGAGCATTTGATGTTGTCGGTGTCCCAATCAATCGAGGGAGACTGGCTCAAGAATGATTGGCGTGCCAGATCGTATAGTGCATTCGCCATGCACTACGTTTAGTCCACACACAAATGTCGCGCCAGTGAAATCTATCAGGGCCGTCTCATCTCCATAAACCTGAGCGGGTCTTTCGGGCTTCTCAATCCGCCCATGTTCCTCACCCTGTCGAACAGGCGTCTGGTCAGCTTCACGTCCTGCAAGCAGTAATCAATGACCTGTCCGTATGCACCACGCTGCCACAGTGCCGGAGCCATTGCGCCACCTTCTCCGGTCTTGCCTTCGTTCAAGTTCACCTTTGCTGTTACATCCAGGGAGAATCCACTATGCGTCTTGAAGTTGAATTCATCAGGATTAAGGCCTGATGCCCGCCACATCTCAGCTAGAACGTCGTACGACTTGGACTCCCATTTTCCTGACTCGCATACGCCGCACGCCTTGAGGAGCGTGTTGTCGAACCGCTTGTTGTTGAATCCAACAAGCACCTCCCGCACATGAAACAGGTGAGCCAGCCCCTGCCAGTTTTCCTTGGTGAACACACGGTATCTGTCCTCGACGTAGTCGTAGCAGCAGACGACGGACACGCCCATTCCAGCGTGATCCTCCCACCCTTTGCAGTATGTAAGCGTGATGTCCACGGGCTCGTTCCGCATGGGCACCATGTTGATGATCTCGGCGTCGTAAATAAGTGCGTTCATGATTCTCTGAAGGGAATAACCGCGATGATGATGTCTGCGTTGATGACCATTCCAGCGTCGGTTTCAACCGCTCCCTCTGTATAGGAGTGCGTGATCACCAGATCTGAGGGCTGGCACTCGATTGGAACAATGCGCCCCTTCCTTGTTCTGCGTCCAGGGCCAACGTCCTTGACGCGCCACACCTTTGTGTCTCCGATGTTGGTGGTGTCCACCGCGTCAGGCAGCTGAATCAGCCCATACTGGACGCGCTTGAATGGATCAACGAGCACCCTGTTACCTAGTAGTTTCATTATGTTGATTGCGGTAGTTGTTTGAATTTTGAATCCTGCAACGCCTCGTAATAGCTTTGCTTTCCATCCCACAGGAATCCCATGAACACCTGAAGGAAATCCACCTGCTTGAGCTTGATCAGACTCATCTGCACCTGCACCCAATCCTGCTGGATTTTCCAGGCCGTTCGCTGTGCCTGATCAGCGAAGTCATCCCGCGTTTTACGGGGTCTCCGCGTTGACGCGATGTATTCGTTCCACATGTAATCCTGAACCCTGCCGATCTGGGCCGGAAGCCGGATAGTGTAGCGACTGGGAGCAATATCGACGTGGAAGAACAGCGCAACGGGTACACCCTTCTCGTACTGCTTGCTGATTCCAGTGACGCCGCATTGAGCCAGATACGACTCAATGTAGGAAATGGTGAAGCTTGCCGGTGTGTTGCTGGTGTAGTTTTTCAGATTCATTTACAGATCTCTTTGTATTTAATGATCAGGCCCGTGTTCCAGGTTCTGTTTCCACGCTCAAGGTCAGACAGGTAGGGAGCCGACAGGTTGACAATCCTTCCCATGTCGCGCAAAGAGATGCCCTTCTTGTTGCGAAGGTTCATCATCTCTTTCCCAAGCTCGCGCTGATCCACTTCCTTACCCGTTCCACGGCAGCAGGCACAGTTTCTCGTTTTCATGTCGAGACTAATTAGCATACATCTGCGAAACATGACAACAAAAATCTCTCGACAAATCAGAAATACGGCAGTAGTAGAACACGCATGGCTTACAAGCTCATATCCAGGGATCGTTTCATCCCCAATGGATTCAGGTTCACGCAGCCGGAAACGGGCTGGCAATCAACTCGCATGGCCTCCTTCTCGTCAATCGTCAACTCGCTCATATCGCATCGGCTGGCAAATCCGGCACTGGTTGCAAGCAAGGGGTGGGCGACGGATTACGAATCGGTGGCAAACGAGGTTGATGCATTCAACGCCGCGATCTGCGCCAGCATGGGGTGGACGCAGTACATCATGGTACCGGAAGGAAATCCAGAACCCCCAAAATCGAAAGCCCCGTCGCTCCAAGAGCAAAGTCAAATAAGTGCTGCGGCGGGGCGCGCTAAGAAAATCTGGGCCGGAGTGAAGACTCTTAATGACTGGCTGGATTCAGACGAGGATCCAGTGACTCTGATCCGGTCAGAGTCGAGGGCTGCTGTCTGTTCCGCCTGTCCGGTGAATGGGAAGGGTGATTTTACCCAGTGGTTCACGCAGCCAGCCGCAGACGCCATCCGGAGGCAGCTTGAAAAAGCCAAGGACAGGAAGCTGGTCACATCCGTGGATTCAAAACTCAACATCTGCACGATCTGCCTGTGCCCGCTGAAGCTGAAAGTTCATACTCCAATCAAGTTCATCAAGGAGCACATGTCTCCTGCTGTGCTCCACGATCTGGAGAAGGCTCCGGCATGCTGGATTGTTGCCGAGCTTAAAGAATGAAGACAGCCATCACCTACTGCTTCCCCACTGTTCAATCCCATGTGTACGAACCGCTCGCAAAACGATTCTCAGAATCCTATGTTGTTCATCCCCCCGGTGAGTCTGATCATTCGTTGCACGTCCTCGTCAACGGAGGGCCAGCAAGTGATCGTCAAAAGCGATTATTTGACCCTGTCCCATTCCAGTTTCACCAGCACAACAACGTCGGGAAGGATATCGGAGCATTCCAGGCGGCAGCTGACTTCATTGACTGCGATCTTCTGGTCTGCCTTGGGGCTAACACTCACTTCCGGAGGGCGGGCTGGCTTGATCGCATTGTTAGAGCTTATTCGGATAACGGGCCGGGCCTGTACGGGTGTTGGGCGTTTCATCAGCCGCTGTGGCACATTCGCACGACGGCTTTTTGGATCACTCCACAACTGCTGCGGTCGTATCCGTGGGTCATAACCGACCAGAACAGGTACGAGTTCGAGCATGGTCAGGGAAGCATCATGCGGTGGGTGATGGATAAGGGATTCGGGACGTACATGGTGACGTGGGACGGCGTGTACGCTCCAAGCGAGTGGCATCACGTCGTCAATGAGCAGTGCCTGATGCTCGATCAGTTCACGGACAGGCAGGGATTCGTATGAAGCTGGCTGTATTCTATCATACCTGCATCAACTTCAACCGGGATCATGGCATCAACATCATCGCAGCCCAGATGAGCGCGCTGAAGTCGAGTGGATTGATGGATGCGTGCGATCAGATGATCGTTGGCGTGAATGGGGACGATACAGACGTGGCCGTTGTTGAGAGCCTGCTTCCATCAAAGGCCGTCACGTTCAAGAATGCGCCAGACACATGGCCGTCAGGCGAGGTTCCGACCATCAACTACCTTCACGAATGGCTGATGGGATATGACAACTACCATGTGATGTATCACCACATGAAGGGGCTGTCGTATCCTCCCGGTTCAGGGCTCCATGATCAGATGTCGAACTGGAGATGGTGCATGCAGCAGCACGTCATTGAGAGGTGGAGGGAGTGCGTGGCTTATCTGGATTCAGGATATGACGCATGCGGAGTTCATTACCACACGCCCGACACATATCCAGGGCCAGGGCACGTCCCCTTCTTTGCTGGCAATTTTTGGTGGGCAACCTCCAGGTTTCTTTCCACACTGCCGCGCATCAGCGTTGAGGGCCACCTCGCTGGAGGTCGGTACGAAGCAGAAGCATGGCTTGGTCGTGGAAAGGTTTGGGCAAAAGCAAAGGACATGAAGGGCGTCAGCGTGTGGCAGTGCAACCATTGATCGTATGTCAAAAATAAGAGGAATAATTATCGCAGAAACTGAAAAGGCCCGCCAGGTCAAGGTGTCTGACAGGATATTGTGGATCCCAAAATCAGTGACAGAAAGCGCGCTTAAATTCGCCCCGGATTCAAATGGGCATCGCGAGGCTGTTCTGGACATCCAGGACTGGTTTTGTGAAAAGGAGTCGCTTTGAATAATCGAGAATACCACGTCATCACCCCGTTCTCTCGGTGGAAGAACTTTAGGGTTCTTGAAGAAATGCTCAAGAAGCAGGGGGCAACTTGGCATGTCATGATTGACGACTACATGCCGACCATGATCCTGGAGGGGGTCGGCGTTGGATTCTACAAGTTCAGGCCACCTCCCCCCGCCTTCTTCATTGGGCACTGGGCGTTGAACATGTTCCTGGATGATCAGGTAATTTATGACGACGATTACTACCTGCTGATGACGGACGACGATTTCTACGAGCCTGGATTCTTCGACAAGCTCAGGCAGTACGACGATGACGTAATCATTGTATCCATGAATCGCGGACTGGACGTTCTGACGGCGTGCCCTGACAACATGAAGGTGTGTTACGTTGGGCTTGAGCAGCTGGTCATCAAGGGAAAGATCCTGAAGCAGTATCGGATTGACGGATTCTACCAGGCCGACGGGTATCTGATCCTGGATATTTGGCGTGACTATGCTCACGCATTCCGATTCCTTCCAGAAGCTCAATGTTACTTTAATTACCTGCCGCCAGGCAGGGCCGGGAGGTGGGGTTGATATGCAAAAGCCAAATTTTGTAAGCACTTCCCAGGCAGGTCAGGATGAATTTGCGTGGCGGATGTCTGGTCGGATTCAGTACGGAGGATTCGTAGACATTGGCTGCAACGTTGCTCACTTTAACAGCAACTCCAGTGGACTGGAGGCCATAGGATGGGTTGGAGTTCTGGTGGACATTCAGGACATTTGCGTTGGAAGGAGCAGCCCGTTTGTTGTGTGTGATGCAGCTCATCCAAATGAGGCGCTTCTCGAAAAATACAGGACTCTCCCCTCTGTTCTTGGATACCTGTCAGTTGATTGCGATGACGCCACCATTGGCGCGCTGAAGGCGTTCCCATTTTCAAAGGTGGAATGTCAGAGCATCACCATCGAGCACGATGCTTATCGCGTTGGCCCATCAGTAAGGACGCAAACCCGGGAAATGATGCTGGATCTTGGTTATGATCTGGTGTGCTCCAACGTGATCGTAGAAGGATATGGAGCGTTCGAGGATTGGTGGGCTCATCCAAAGTGGACATCGGCTGGTGTAAGAAACAAGTATCGTTGTGATGGTAAAATCGGAAAGGAAATCTTCAAATGAAATGCCTGTTCGTAAATCCAGAGAAGCAGAGATGCGGTGTTCACCAGTACGGCAAGAGGCTGTACTCCATCATTTCTGAATCAAGCAAGATTGAGGCGCATTACACCGAAGGGTTTGCCGATAGTTTGAACTTCGATGTCATCATGTACAACTGGCATCCAATCATCGACCCCGGCCACTCTGTGCTGAACCGGCTGGCGTCAGAAATGCCAAAGGCAAAGAAGGTGATCGTCTATCACGATGGAGATCTGGACGCGACTCCACTGGATGCCGTGCTTTTCTCAGATCCATCTTCGCCAGCAACCAGAGACAAGTGGCATCACATCGGAAGGCCGCTTCCAGAATTTTCTCCAAGGCTCAGGAGTCGAATTGGAGATCAGATCACCGTTGGCATTCATGGGTTCTGCGGAGCATGGGCAAGGAGGGTGGTTGAAAATGTATCCCGGGAGTTTGAGCGTGCCACGGTGAGGATGCTGCTTCCTCCATCCGACCATTGCGATCCCGGGGCAGGTATAGCCAGAGGCATGGTTGCCGAGTGCGATCAGATCAGGGGGCCTGGAATCATGCTTGAGGTGACTCACGATTTTATGACCGAGCACGGGCTGCTCGAATGGCTGTCTCATAACGATCTGAACTGCTTCATCCGGGATCCGGCCCCAAGTTCTGGAATTTCTTCAGCATTGGATGCAGCTCTGGCTGTTAGAAGGCCGATAGCCATAAACTATCATCCAATGTTCCGGCATGTCAGCTGGTGCACGCCGAGTATCTGCGTTGAGGACAACTCACTGCAAACAATCATTGAGAATGGGTTGTCCCCTCTCGTCCCTGTTTATGAGAGAAACAGCCGGGAGGCTGTTCGGGTCGAGATTGAGTTGGTACTCGACTGCTTGTTCTTGAGTAATAGGCCGTATGGATGTAAAGCATAAGCATGAAGTTCGACTCTGCCTCCGAAGTTGATCAGATCTGCTACCAATTCAAGCTGGCAGACTGGCCAAGATCCCGCAATCGCGCGAGAATCAACGAACTGTTCAATGGCGTTCCTCCGTACACCGATGAGGAGGTGAACGCGAACAACATCAACATCAACGTCAATGATCTCTCCGGAACCAGGCTGGCACACGATGCCCGATCTCAGTTCTACGGGGCATTTCTGAAACCGGGCAATTACTTCACGTTGACCACCGATTCCGGGCCGAAGCATAAACGGCTGGACTACAACACGATTGTCACAAAGGAAATGAACCGCATCATGAAGCGTTCAATTCCATATTTCGAATGCTTCAGGTCAAAGTTTGCGACAGACGTTCTTCACGGAATCGCACCGGCAATCTTCCGAGATGGCGAGCATTGGTGTCCCGAGCCCGTTGGGGTGGATGACGTCATGGTTCCAGCCAATACGGTTCTGACGATGAACAACCTTCCGTTCTATGCCGTGTACCGTCCATTCACGGCAATGGAATTGATTAAAATGACCAGCGGCCCAAAAGTGGATCCCGCATGGAACATGCCTCTGGTGAAGGCGTGTCTGGAGTGGGTGGACTCCCAGACCCTGACATTGTCTGGAGACAGGTGGCCAGAGGTGTGGTCGCCAGAGAAGCTGGCAGAGCGTCAGAAGTCGGATGGAGGCATCTACGCCAGCGATCAGGTTCCGGTCATCAATACGTGGGACTTCTATTTCTGGAACGACGACAAAAAACAGGCAGGTTGGAATCGCCGTATGGTGATAGATGCGTGGAGCACTCCATCCATGCAGGGCAATGCCGCCGTTTCATCCAGGATTTCCGGAAGGCCATTCGAAAAGGATTTCAAAAATCAGTTCCTTTACAATCCCGGCAATAAGGTGTGGGCGGCAAAGCGTGAGCAGATCATCAACTGGCAATTTGCCGATCTGTCGTCCGTCGCCCCATTCCGATACCACTCGGTCAGATCTCTTGGATTTCTCCTCTACTCCGTGTGCCACCTCCAGAATCGTCTTCGTTGCAAATTCAATGAGGCGATCTTCGAGCAGCTCATGGTGTACTTCCGCGTCAACAGCGCGGACGACATGCAGCGCGCCCTGAAGGTTGACATGGTCAACCGTGGATTCATTGACTCAACCATTGAGTTTGTGAAGCCAGCGGATCGCTATCAGGTGAACACTAATCTGGTTGAGCTTGGCCTGATGGAGAACAACAGGCTGATCACTCAGAACTCATCTTCATACACAGCCAGTCCACAGGGATCTGGAGCGCAGAACAACGTCGAGAAAACGAAGTTCCAGGTGATGGCTGAAACCAACGCGATGACCAGCCTTGTGTCGGCATCACTGTTGCAGGCTTACGCCTATCAGGTTCCGGAGTATCGCGAGATCTCTCGAAGATTCTTCCGGGACAACTCTGATGATCCGGATGTCAGGACGTTTCAAGCCAACTGCCTCAGACAGGGAGTTCCGAAAAGCCTGTTCGACGTGGAGCGTTGGGATTGCGAACCGGAGCGTGTCATGGGGGCCGGAAACAAGACGCTCGAAATGGCAATCGCTCAGCAGTTGATGCAGTTCCGGAATCTGTACGATCCCGAGCCTCAGCGCCAGATACTCAGAGATGTCACGCTTGCCATTACTGATGATCCAGCCAGGGCGGATGCGCTCGTTCCAGAGTCGCCACAGAAGGTTACGGATTCAATACACGACGCTCAACTCGCTGCTGCATCCTTGATGCTTGGATTGCCGGTTGCCATCAAGACTGGCATGAACCACATCGAGTACGTCGATTCTCTGATGACCAGCATGGCGATCATCATCAAGAGGATCATGACAGCGGATGGCGGCGTCACCACAGCGGACAATATTCTCGGATTGCAAAACATGGCCGCAAACATCGGGGAGCACATTCGCATCATTGCCCAGGACAAGGCCGAGAAGGCCAGAGTCAAGCAGTATGGCGATCAGCTTGGCAAGTTGATGAACCAGGTGAAGGCATTTGCTCAGAGGTTGCAGGAGCAGATGCAGCAGCAGGCAGCTCAGGGCCCCCAGATGGATCCAGAGACGATGGCAAAGATTCAGGCGATCACTGCTACCGCTCAGGTAAAGGCTGACAATACCAAGCAGGCTCACGCGCAGCGCACGGCGCAGCGTCAGATTCAGTTTGAGATGTCTGAGAAGCAGAAGGAGCAGACTCACCAGCTCAATATGAAGATCAAGGCCCAGGAAGCGGAGCTTGATCTTCTCAAGGAGAAGCTGAAGCTGGAACAAAAGAAGAATTCGACTCTGACCCGGTCAGAGTCGAGTTAGCAAAAAGTGCTTGCATTGCTAACATAGCAGACACTAAGGTTGCGACATGGATATAAACGCAAGTCCCAAGGCGATCCTGATTCAGGATGCAACCCGTGTTAAGGCGCATAAGCTTCTGGTTCAGAACGAAACATTCACATCGGGAGTTGATGCTTCACTGCTTCAATATCAGAGGTATCTCGGTCAAAAGGATGTCGAAAGCAGCGAGGCGGCTGCGAACCATTACAAGATGGTTGGGGCAATGGAGTTTGTCGCCGTACTCAAGACACTCGCTGAAACTCCCCAGATACCAAAGGCTGCAAACATCGCCACATTGGATCACAGGGCATAATTTATGGCAGAGGCAACAATCGTAGCAGCACCGGCAACGGCGGTTCCGTCCGGAGTCATTCCAGTTCAGGCGGCACCCATTCAGGTTGCAGCTCCAGCAGCGCCATCAGCGCCAGCAAAGCCTGGAAGTGCGAAGGCGAGAATGCAGGAGGCAATCACCGGGATCAGTGTGCCCTCGAATTCTCCAATGCCCCGCCCAGGAGACAAGGCCGCTCAAAAGGCAGCCGCCGCTACAACGCCTCCAGCAGCGCCAGCCGATCCAGCAGATCCGGAAGCACCCACAGATCCGAACACTTCCGCCGATCCTGCCGAGCCTGTCACCGCAGCCGACCCATCGAAGCCTGGCGATACAGCAAAATCCTCAGACAAGAAAGTCAGTCCGTGGAAGCTGGTGGATGAACACAAGGCGGCAAGGCTCAAGGCTGAAACAGAACTGGCCGAGTTGAGGAAGCTTGTTCCAAACGAGGTTGAGGCAAAGAAGAACCAGGAAAGACTTGCACAGATCGAGAAGCGAAATCAGGAGCTTGAGGAGCATATCAAGTTCGTTGATTACACCAAGTCATCCGAGTTCGTGGACAAGTATCAAAAGCCATACGAGCAGCAATGGCAGAAGTCCATGTCTGAGCTTTCGGAGATCAACATTACGGACATTGCAACAGGAGAGGAGCGGCCTGTTAAGCCTTCAGATCTTCTGGAGCTTGTGAACGCCCCGCTTGGGAAGGCGAGGGAGATAGCCAACGAGAAGTTTGGCGACTTCGCTGATGACGTGATGGCTCATCGTAAGGAGATTCGCGGACTGTATGAGAAGCAGGCTGCTGCCCTGGAGGAGGCCAGAAAAGGGGGCGAGGAACGATCAAGGATTACGTCGGATCAGCAGCGCGAGTTTCAACAGAAGCTGACAAAGGCAGTTTCCGATGAATGGTCAAAGGCAAACCAGGAGTTTGTAAATCACGAGAAGGTCGGCCAGTTCTTCAAGCCCGTCGAAGGAAATGACGCCATTAACGCCAGCCTTGAAAAAGGGTTCGCGTTCGTTGATGAGGCATTCAAGCAGAATCCGATGGATCCAAAGCTGACTTCAGAGCAGCGAGCCAAAATCATCCGGGCGCATGCCGCAGTCCGCAATCGAGCAGCCGCATTTGGAAGGCTCGTCATTGAGTTGAATGCTGAGCGCGCTGCCCGCAAGGCAGACCGTGAACAACTTGACCAATACAAGGCCAGCACGCCAGGGGGAGTTGCCGCTCCGGTTGCTCCATCATCCGCTCAAGCGTCGTCTTCCAAGAGGCAGCAGATGGCTGACGCCTTGATGAAAATAGCCCGCCCTGCTTGACATCTTCCAGGTTCAGGCTTAAAACTGCATCAGTTGCCGAACCTGAATCTGGAAACGAACTGGTCGGCGGTGCTAGGCAGAACCTCCAGACACCTGCTCTGACATAAATGGCCCAGGTGGGCCGAAGCTCGTCAGGCTTCTGAAACATCCACCATTCCCGAGATGCTTGCGCCATGCGCCTGCACAGACTCGGGGGAACTTTAGAAACCGATAACGCTTTAATTTTATGTCATGCCCAACAGGCCAGATTGTTCGCGCTTGCGACTTCCCTCAATTTCTCGTTGACCAGACACCACGCTTTGATGAACTCATCATGGAGGACATCAGGCCCACAGATGGCTGGCTTCTCAACGTTTCCACCGGCACCACTCCAATGGGGACTCCTGCTGAAATCACGCAGGATCGTTTCCGTTCAGTGTGGCCCAACACCACAAAGCCTTTCCGCCGTGTTCAGACAGCGGGCGCAGGTTGCACAGGCAATCAATGCGACCCCGTCGAGCAGCAGATCGGATGGGGTGCTGATCGCCTCACCTACTACGCTGAGGAAGCGACGTGGGCGACGCCGCTCCTGTGCTATGACCAGGACATGCACGTCACCCAGGCAGTCGAACACATCAATCAGATCGTCACCGAGATCCTGAAGCCTGCGACGATTGCGATCTCCTCGATGTTCCTCCGCAAACGCGCGTTGCTTTGGGCGAAGTATCGCCACAAGGCAAACAAGAACCTGGACAGTTTCACATTCCAGTGGAACAACGACGCCAATGGTAACGAGGTGTACTTCGACTGCTCCGCAGCTCCGAGCACCCTGTTCCACCTGGTGCCTCAGATGCTCCAGAACAACTTCTCGCTCTCCATGCTTGAAGGTTACGCCGGTAAGAATCCGTTCAAGGACACCGCTCCATTCATTGAGCTCGTGACTGACATGGATTCTCTCTGGTTCCTCGACAAGCTCGGTGGCCAGCTTGGCGTGGGTGGCGGAAGTCTTCCAAACACAGCCTCCAACTGGCGCTTCACTGAGTGGAGTGCAGCCAATCAGTATTGGCGCTATGGCTATACCGGTCAGATCGGTAATTACATGGCGCGCTCTGACCACATGGGTCTTCGGTTCAACTTTGTCGCTGACCTTGGCGCTTCCGCCAACAGTGGCTCTGGAAACCGTTACCGCTATCAGCTGATCCTTCCGTTTGTCAACGGGCCGACAACCGGCTCTGGTGGCGCGGCAGGCATCGGCTCTGATGTGAACCCCGCGTTCCAACGCGCCCAGTACCGCATCAGCTTCCAGTGGCATAAAGAAGCCATGGAGCTGCTCGTTCCTGACGCCGGATCGCTTGGTGCAGAAGTTCCGTTTGGCCATCGCGACTTCGGCGGTCGCTGGCAGTTCCTGATGAGCGACCTTGGCGCTGACGCCAACGGAAACGTCATCACCAACAAATGGAAGAACAAGGGTCAGTTTGGAGCGTGGTTCAAATACTACGTCCGCCCGAAGCACTACGAGTTCGCTCGCGTGTATTTCCACAAGGCAGAGCAGTTCTGCATTCCGGAAATTGATACGTGCAGCACCAGCCCTGGCTATCCGACGCAGAATTACAGCAGCGCCAACGCTGACTGCCCTGCTGCCGCTGGATTGTATGGCACTGGTGTACCCACTGGTACTCAGGACGGCCCTGTCCCTGAATAACATTTGGGTTGTCATCGTGGGGCCTCGCGGCAATGATCGCTGCGAGGCCCTTTTGAAGGTCAACATCAAATGGCTAGAAACAGGAATACCGATATGGATCCAAATCAAAATGCCGGTGGTGGAGATCCCTACTTTGCTGATGCCGAAGGCGCGGCAGAGCCGGGAGACAGCCCGAAAGAGGAATCGTCCGAAACAGATTCAGCAACATCGCTGCTCCCGACCTCGTTCTTCGGTGGCAAGGCTGTCGAGCCTGGCTATCGCTGCGAGGTGGAAGTCGTCAGAGTTCACGACGACCAGGTTGAGGTGAAGCCCTGCTCTGAATCGTCGGGTGAGTCAGAAACGACTCTGACCAAGTCAGAGTCAGCACCAATGCCGGATGACATGATGGAGTAATTTATGGCCACAAACGCTCAAGATCTAATAAGTGAATCGACGTGCTTTGCATGCCTTGGCTCTGATCCCGCGCAGTCGATGCGGATCGCGCTGATGGCAAGAACCCTCAAGGTTCGAGTTCCAACCGCCAGCACCAACGTCCAAGACCTGATCACCTACGCATCATGCTATCTGTGCGTTGGCATCAGCCTGGCAGATGCTGTTGAGCTTGCGTTGCTAGATCAGATTGCGGCTGCTCCGTGCGGATCATCTTCGTCTGGGATTGCAGCCAGCATTCTTGCCCAAAAGCAGGACGTTACTTCCGCCGCAACCTCCACCGTGACTCCCATATTCCAACCATCCGCGAATGCGTTGATTTTATGCACTATAACCGTAGGAGGAGTAGGCGCTCCGGGTATTACGAGCCTTTCTGGGAACGGGCTGACTTGGGTTCAGGTAAATGTCGCAACGCTTGGATCATCTGCAACTTGGGTATTTAGAGCAATGGGTGCAGCCCCAACTTATGGAGCACTTACTGTAAATTGGTCTGGCGCTCTTAATGGAGGAACCTGCATCAACGTCATTCAATTTACAGGAGTTGACACAAGCGGGACGAATGGAAGTGGAGCCGTGGTGCAGAGTGGAGCGGCTGGCACTCCGGGAATCACGCTGGCTGCCATTTCAAGCGCAAGAAACGCTGTCTTGGGGGCATCTGGAAGCTCTGGGGGTACTCAGGATGGCGTCGTTGAGTCCGGATGGACAAACGCAAACAATGTTGCCGCATCAAACTGCAATCAGTTCTCGTCTTACAGGCTGGCAACCACGGATAACACCTACGCCAGCGGAAAGGCTGGCGCTGCGTCTGTTGCACTCGAAATCAAAGCTGCGTGATTTATGGCGTATTCATCCAACGATCTGATTGAGCAGGCGAAGTGCTACCTCTGCCTTGGGATGTCCATGGCAGACGCGCTAAAGCTCGCTCTGTGGGATAAGATTTCTCAACAAACTTAAGAGGGACGGGCTGAATGGGATTCAGCCGTTCTCAGGCACTCTATGAGCGAACATGAGGACATTCTAAAGGCTGAAGTCTTAACACCGGAGGAGCAGAGCCGTCTTCTCAAAGCCATCTACAAAGCTCTTGCTGGTGATCCACTCGACCCGGAGAGTCCCGGAATAGTAAGCCGGGTAAATGAGATGCACATCGTTCTCCACGGATCGGACAAGACTGGAGTGATGGGCATCAAGCGAAAGGTTGACACCTTATGGGAGGATCGAATCAAAGTCGTTGCAATCTGTGGCGTCGTTGGAATTACCGCTGGATTCATTGGGTGGTTGCTGCCCTACATTTTCCATCACTAGGCGCCAACTTCCTTCCGATCTCCACTGTACCAAGCCCTCCACGCACAAGGCATGTCCAGGCTTTGCGTGCCGCCATGTTGGGGCTTCCGAATACCAACGGGGTTGCCTTTGCTACATGGGACAACGGAGTTGAGCCAAACACCCTCTCAAACATCACCACAGGCGTTACAATCAACGCCGGGACGAATCACGCAATTCTTGCAACCGGGCTGATCGTTGGCGCGACCAACAGCTTTGTTGTCGTTGATGGCATGGGTCAGCAAAGCAATGTGGCGTCTGTGTTGGTCAACTCATTCACAAATCGCGTTCGCATTCAGAACTATGGATTCCTGGTTTCATGGGATGTCGTGACTGGAAAGACCAACACTCTCTGGCGAAAACAGGACTTGAATTCTCCAGCATGGCAGAAGATTGTTCAGTTCAACGGCACTAATGGGGTCTGCTCGGTAATCCAGACCAACGATGGTCTGACGGGCTTCTTCATGGTGACAATCGAATAAAGTTATGAAAATTAAATACCTGTTTGTAATCCTGTCCGCACTAATCCTCATCCTGTCGCTGGAGAGCGTGGTTGCTCAAACCAACACTCCTCCTCCGACATTGGGCACTGCAATCGGAAACGCTCTTTCACTTCGAAATCCCGCCATCCAGCAGACGAATGATTTCACCATTCAGCTTGGTGACGGCATTCGCACGGAGCGAAGCGAGACGTTCCAGGCAACAGTCATTCACGGACTTTACGCAGTGAAGGACAACCTGTCCCTTGGTGGGCGATTCGAGTTGGACACGCTAGGCACGGGAGGCAACACGATCTCTGGGCTGTCTCTTGGCGGAGAAGTGAGATACGAAACGGACAATCTGTATGTTTCCGGTCTGGCTGGATACCATAAGGACGTTGAGCTAAACAAACGAGCCTTTGAATTCGGCATAGGATTGGGTGTATATGTCACGCCATCGTTTTCCACTTCGATTGAGTATCTGCTGAACTTGAAAAGTACGACAGACAACAACTCGATGGATAGAGCCATTGTCGCAACAGCCAACTGGACGTTCTGATCATGGTACGCATCGCTCATCGGAGGAATGTTCTATTCGTGGATGGTCAGATTTACGACACGTTCACGAATGTCTTCTCGTGCCTGGCCGCGCGTAAATTTGGATACGCTCACAGCGAGATACTATTCTCCGATGGCGTTGCATTCTCGTCCCTGTTCAGGATTGGTGCAGGAGAGTGCATCCTTCCGGACTTCGCCAGGCCGGACGGCGGCTTGGCGATGTTCCGAAGGAATGCTTATCCCGTCAACGAGTGGAGATACACAAACCTCCCCATCAGCTTCGAGCAGGAGATTGATCTAAGGGCGTCGTGCGAATCCCTGACGAGAGAGTGCATTGCAGAGAACGAGAGGTACGACAAGTTTGGAGTTCTTAAGTTTGTGATCCCATTCTCAAAGGAGGATCCAAAGGGGTATTTCTGCTCTGAGGCGACGTACAACAGGATTCAGAGAATGTTTCACTTCTTCGACGAGTACCAAGAATTCAAGGTATCGCCCAATCTGTTGGCGCGTTTGTGCGAGAAGAAGTTCGGGCCAGTCTTGAAGGCTTAGGCCCGATGGTTGAGTTCCTTGGCTCTCCAGATCTGTGACGCCTTCCTTCTCACGTCATCCCTCCAGTCCGGCCCTTTTGACTCTGACCCGGTCAGAGTCGATTTGGATATGACGAAGCCCCTGCGTCTTGCTCCATAGACCCCAATGGCCACAGCGTCCGCAAGGTCTGGAGATCTTCCGGTCTTCTTCTTCATCTCCTCCTTGGTTTCAACTTCGATCCGATTCGATCCCTCCGAGTGCTTCCACTCCCTGGCGCAGAATTCCCACATGGCCTCCTTGGTCATGCCCCTGAATTGTCCGCATTCCACCGTCATGCGAACACTGAACCACAGCTCGGTTACGAACTTCTTGTAATACTCCCGGCAGGGAACCTTGATGTCCGCCGACACAAGCTCCTCAGTTGGAGCTCCGCCGCAATCGACTGAGTTCACCATCGCAGACCACCCTCTGGCAAATGCAGTGACAAGCGTGGTGCGCATGCCGGAGTCGAAGTAAAAGTGGTCAGGATTTATGCCTCGATTCTCACACTGATTCTTCACGTACGAAACGATCTGATCCTCGGGCGACTCGGCCCCTGTGGATGCGTCTATGGGTATGATCGCAAGATCAACCAGTGAGAGTATGGACTTTCCTTTTGAGGTTCCCAGAACCTGGGATATGAGGCCTCCATTGTCGGGATCCTTTTCATTTGTTACAGCCTCCTCTCCAAACTGGAGCTCACCAAATACGCAGCGATCACCCCCAACCCCGCGATACGCAGCGTCAAGGAATGCTATTTTTGTAATACGAGTATCCCTCCAGTTGGGCTCGTTAAGTGCACCGAACTTTTCACAGATCTGTTTGGTGAGAATTCTTCTGCTTCCCTGCCCTCGCGGCATGCGGGCATTGTTCATCATTGAGAAGTGCCAATCCTCCTCACCCCATATCTTGGCGTCGTCCTGCATCTGCTTTCGCGTCATCAGGAATGGGAACTTGGGAGGCTCATCCTCGGGGTTGTCGAAGTTTGGAGAGTCTCCACCTGGAAGCTGGATGCAGATTCCATTGGGCCAGTTGGTCTGCCATGTCTTGGTTTTTGGTGACTGATCTATTCCCCCCTCCCATCCTCCAAGGTGCGTTGCTGGCTCGCATAGAAATCCGTGGGCGTTGGTTGTCTCATTTGGATTCCCCATGCCTGCCAGCTTGAAGTCTTCGCACTTGCTCAGGTTCGATATGGAGTCCATGAACGCGCGCGGCATCAGCTGAAGCTCGTCTCCAACCAGCCTGACCCGCTTGTTGTGGATTCCGATGTACGATCCAAGTCCAACAAAGCTCGCACCCTTTTTACATGGGACAGCTATCAAGCCGTTCTTGAAATCTCGGCCTTCTGAGAAGTTCTGTTGCTCGTCGTAGATGATCACCCTTCTGCCCTCGATGAGGTGTCCAGGAACCCAGTAGTGCAGAGCCTTGGCCCTTCTGTGGTACGCCTTGATCATGCCCCACACGCGAAGATCCAGGCTTTCCAAGGTTGTAGATGAGACGAGAGTTGTTGTGCATTCTGGAAATGCGTACCAATCCGCAAGGAAATTTGAGGCTGCTGTATCCGACTTTCCGGCAGCAGCACAACCCATCTCACCTATGTAGGTGTATTTGACGAAGCATTCGAGTTGAAGCTCATTCCACTTATGCCACTTCTTGTCGGGCCAAAGGATCTCATGAAACTTACGGTAGTGATAGTAAAGGCCTTCCCCCGCTTCCTCGCCCCCGGCCTTTTTCCACCTTCCCCCGTATCTGATGCAGTCCCTCTCGATCTGGCCTGGGTGGCTTTGAGGCGACCACCACATGTTATATTGAAGGAATCTGCCACTTGACTTGTGTGAGGTTTTCTTTATGAGCATTGTTTGCCTTGAAAGCATCATGGTTTCGGAGCAATGTGGCGTCAACAAGTATGGCTCCAAAACCTGACTTCGATAAGATAGACGGAAGCCTCGCCTTCGATGGTGGAGTCAACAGCATCAAGGTGAGCACGATTGCCTCCGAAAGAAATCCCACAGGACTAGCAAGGAATGAGCTGGCTTGGCTTGTAAATGCAACAGTCAGGGATGGGGGAATCACCCAGAGGCATGGTCTCATAAGGGCGTGCTCGATCATGAAGTCTGCTGGCAAGCTGTTCCAGGGAGCATTCGTGTACCAGCCTGACAACGCCAATCCCTACTTTGTGGCGTCGTTCAGCGGCTCGATCTACAAGATAGATCCCGACACATGCGAGATCATCAATCTTTCTGAGACGGCATTCATCCCATCATCAGCGCCAGCCGCCACCCAGTTTGGACTGGTGCTGAAGAACACCAACACGTCGTTTCCAATTCCTCAGCCTCCCTCTGGATCGGTGACTCCAAGCAGCATAGCCGCTGGATTCCCGCTTCCATTCACTCCAGCAGCTCCAGGCGTGCTGGCTCAGGCGTGGAGTGTTCCGAATCTCGGAAACTCATCCACTGCCTACATGACTGTTCCCTATTCTGGGAGCGTTGGAGACATACTGACGTGGCATTACGTCAGCGGAACAGCGGTGGCAAACATTGCGTTTCAGGTGACTGCCTTCGATCTGACTCCAGGAGCTTCGATTGGATCCACAAATCCTCCATTCGTTCCATTTGCCCACTTTGCTCAGGCTGAGAACTTCCTGATCATACAGGCAGGAGACGGGGTGACGCTTCCCCTTTTCTGGGACGGAGAAACACTCCGAAGGTCGAAGGGCATAACCAACGTTGCCGCAACACCTGGAATGCCTGGGGTCAATGAGATCCCCGCTGGCACCACGATGGACTATTACATGGGCAGGCTTTGGTATGCCCAAGGCCGTAAGTACTCGGCTGGAGATATCGTTGGCGGCGCATCGGGAACCATACAGTATAACTTCAGGGATGCCGTCCTTAACGTTACAGAGTCGCCCCTTGTCCTGGGTGGAGACGGATTCACCGTTCCGGCAAACGATGGAGACATCCGATGCCTGAAACACGGCGCTGCCATTGACGCCGCATTGGGCCAGGGAAGGTTGTTTATATTCACCCGCAAGGCTGTGTACGCGCTTCAGGTTCCTGTCAGCCGTAACGACTGGATTGCTACCACGAACGCGAATCAGCCGCTTCAGACAGTCGTCCAGCTCATCAACGGATCCGTCAATGACAGATCGGTTGTGACAAACAACGGCGACCTGCTGTATCAGTCCCTTGAGCCAGCAATCAGATCTCTGATTCAGTCTGTTCGATATTTCAACCAGTGGGGCAACATAGACATCAGCTCGAACGAGCAGCGCATCCTTCAGTTCAACGACAGATCTGTGATGAGGGCATCCAGTGGAATCGTGTTTAATAACAGGATGCTTCAGACCGCACTGCCAGAGCAGAGGCCGGAGGGCATAATCCACAAGGCTCTTATTCCGATGGATTTTGTTCCCATCAGCTCGTTCCAATCCACCAAGTCTCCAAACTGGGAGGGAATGTACGAAGGCGTGAACATAATGCAGATGTTCACGGGTGACTTCGGAGGTCGCGAGCGTGCGTTCGCCGTCGTGCTGTCTGATGCAGATGGCGAGTTCCAGATTTGGGAGATCACAAACTCAAGCCGCATGGATCTGTCGGCTGACAACGCCATTGGAAACAGAGTTCAGTGGATCGTTGAGTTTCCTGCATTCACATGGGGGGACGAGTTCATGCTCAAGAAGCTGGTCGGTGCAGAGATCTGGATCGACAGGCTTTACGGAACTGTTGAGTTTATTGCCCAATTCAGGCCGGATGGGCAGGCGTGCTGGAATAACTGGCATCAGTGGAAGGTGTGCTCTCCAAAGAACTCGTGCGAGGATGCAATCAATCCGATCTGCTACCCTCTGACAAGCTATCTCGAATCGTACAGATCGACCATGTGGCTGCCCACTCCAGACCCGACCAGGTGCGCCTCACCGAGCGCAAGGCCAGCCAACGTCGCGTTTCAATTCCAGGTCAGACTTATCATAAAAGGGTGGTGCCGTGTTCGAGGATTGATGTTGCATGGCGAGGAGGTTATGCAAAAGCTCTGGGACAGCCTGGTATGCTGATATGAATATACCCTGCGAAAATGAAGGTGTGTTATGCGTCTCGTCACAGGGGACGCCGGTAGATCCGTCGAATCCACAGGGTAACTTCTCGTCGGAAGCCGCCGACGTTAATCTGAGATTCGGGACGAACTACGGAGTTGGATACTTCCCTCCACTTGGGAGCAGGTGGTATGCGTTCGGGTGCATTGGAATTGCGTCGGGTGCAACACAGGAGGAGGCTGATCTCGCCGCTGCGAGGCAGGCAGTTCTTTGCAGGAGTAATGACTGGCCCGTTGAGACTCCCAACCCCAATCCAACAGACGGACAGCCTCCAACGATCCCAACCAACAGGCCGATATTTGCGAGCGGACTGGCCATAGCTTCTTACACATGCGACGACGGATCCGTGTCCTACTTCAGGATTGCCGCTGGATCGTTCTATGGATTCAGCCAGGCAGAGGCAGACGCCAAGGCAAATGCCTACGTCATCAGGAATGCAAGGCTCAACAGGTTGTGCATTGGAAGCCTGACCAAAACGAGCGGGTGCCTCAATGAGGAGTTCTTCGGAACAATAGCGGCGTCAACCACAGCAGCGGGTGTCGTGTTCACTGTATCGTCGGGTCAACTCCCGCTTGGGACATCTCTCGTGAGAGTGAGCAACTACGCCTATGCGATTGTCGGCACTGCATTCATTTCGGGAGATTATACGTTCACGATCCTTGCCGTTGATTCGAGAGGCACTCAGAACTCCAAGTCGTTCACGATACGCATTGCCGGAATATCGACAGTGATTCTTCCGAACGCTCAGCAGGACGTGCCTTACTCGGAGTTCCTTCAGTACGAAGGGACGCTTCCTGGAGCTGCATCGTGGTCTATTGTTGGAGGAAGCCTTCCGGTTGGGATGGGTCTCAATTCGTCAACTGGCGAAATATCAGGAACACCTCTTGAGGCGGGAACTGTTTCTATAATTGTTCAGCTTTCGTCAGGATCGTTGATTTGCTCCACAGACCTGACGCTCACCGTTGAAAGCGTCTGCGTGGACATCTTCACGGACATGGAGTGGAATGCGCCAATCATCAATCCGGGTGGAGGTTCAGCAAGTGGGACATTTGGACCGGGTAACACCTATTCGTTTATACTTGATGTTGCATCAGGTGATGCGCCTCCGTCCATAAGCAGTGAAAGCGTAGCCATTTCATACGAGGGGCCAGCCAAGGTGGTATATGCAGTGATAGATGTCACTTCTTGCACCGGAACGGCAATGTCATGCTTTGGAAGGCTGCTTGTTGATGGAATTGACGTTGACGGATTCAACATACCCATATCAGTCGGCAAGTACATCATTCCAATAACAATACCAGAATGCCTGACGCCCAAAGATGTGATCTTGCAGTCAAGCAATGCTGGATCTGGATCTGCCGAGACAAGACACTTTGAATGCGCTGTTGAAATTACAACATGTCCAACATGCGGAGCAGACTTCTCCGCATTGTCTTGGGATGCCGGAACGCAGTCGAACGGAAGCGTTGGAACTCCCGCAGCAGGAACATCGTCAGGCGTGGTATCCGGATCTGGATTCACACTGAGCGCAACATGTAACGGCTTTGACTCGAACACGTCGATCATCCCATCGAACTCCATTGGAGATATTGAGTTCATTGGTCAGATGAGTTATACAGGTGATCCAATCGTCTGCTGCATGAGGGCCACGTTCAACGGGACAGCTCCATCTGGACTGGACAATTCCGGAACTGGATACGACATATCAATCACGCAGGATGGGAATCCAATCCTTGCCGAGAACGGAGCAGGCACTGGAGTCGTTCAGGATTTGATGTTTGATTTCGTCATAGCTCAGAGTCTTGTGCCGTCTGTGATTGAGGTGATTGTTCGCGTTACGGCGACGGCAATCGCAGACAGCCCGTTCGACGGAGTTCAGGCATCCGGGGTTGTGACTCTGACCGGGTCAGTAGGAACTTGCTAATATGAAACGACTGAGACTATACGACTTCAGGGCCAGCAGACTGCCAAGGCTCATTGGAACGTGCGCCGACAATCTCCCCGTCCTTGCCGAAGCCGTGAACACGGCGCAGCTTCGATTGCTGTACGCCAGGGAGACTGGGGACGAGGGATGGTACGGCACGTTTGCGGAGGTGGCGTTCAACATTTCGAGATCGACCCCATACATCACGCTCCCTCGTGAGATAGCCAGGCTTGAGGCGATCAACATCTGCAACAGGCCGGTCAACATTCAGAATCAGTTTTACGAGTACATGGCATTCGGAAACGGAAGGCTTCCAAAGACGTTTCCGTGCAACGATCTGATGCTTCAGTCGTACTCAAGGAATAACGCCGTCACGTTCACCGAGAAATCCACAACGCCTCAGCTGATGAGGGCGTACGCAACCGATTCCCAGGACGTTGGAAAACGAATACTGTTCCAAGGCACTGATCAGAACGGAAACGACATTTATTCACAAGATACTGTCGGGCAGAACTCGGGTGAATTCGTTGTTCTATCCTCGCCATTTGCCACGTCTTTGAATCAATTCCTGACTCTGACCGGAATCCAGAAGGATGTCACAGTCGGAGTTGTTCGCATCTATCAGGTTGATCCAACCACAGGTGAGGAGGTGCTGCTTCTGACGATGCAGCCAACCGAGCAGACTGCGTCGTATCGCAGATACTATTTCAATCAGCTTCCCGTCAACTGCTGCAATGTTCCATCCACAGAGTCAACCGACGTTCAGGTGACTGCCATTGTGAAGATGGAGATGATACCAGTTGTGTACGACACGGATTACACGCTGCTCCAAAACATGGAGGCAATCCTTGAGGAGGCCCAGTCGATACGGTATTCCGAGATCGACAGCCCTGGGGCAAAGCAGATGGCAGCAGAGCGCCACAAGCAGGCCATATTCATGTTGAATGGTGAGCTTGGACACTATCTGGGAACAAAGAGCCCTGCTATAAACGTACGTCCATTCGGATCGGCGCGACTTGAGCGGGTTAGAATAGGAATGCAATAATATGGCCAGAACACAAAACATCTCAGCTGGAGGATTCGGAGGTTCGAGACTCAGCCTTGGCGGGTCTTCCGGAATATCAAGCGCAGGCTCTGTCCCGTATGGTGATCTGGCAACTCAGATCAACTCGCTGATGACGAGGGAGGCGAGCAAGCCGTACGCCGCCAATCTTCCTGACTACGCGAACATGGTGGGCAAGCGCAGCCAGAACATCAGCAGTCAGCTTGCGGGCCAGGTGCCGGATGATGTGGTCAATCAAATCATCCAGACTGGAGCGGAGCGAGGCATACTCACTGGATCAGCCATGTCTCCAAATGCCAACGCCGCAATGCTTCGCGCGCTTGGCCTCACATCCTTGGGGTTGCAGCAGCAGGGATCCCAGAACCTGACGGCAGCAATCAACGACACGCCCGTTCCTCAGCTGTTCAATCCTGCAAGCCTGATTGTTCCAACCGAGCTTGCGAGGCAGTCGCAGAGGGCTGCGTCAGCTGGCCTTGGAAGCGGCGTCGGGCCTGGAGGCTGGAGCGGTGGAGGAGTGTCGATAAACCCAAACAACCCGATTACCGATTTCGGATTCAAAGACAGTCCAGCCCCGAACTACATGAACCCTCCTGCGGTTTATGGAAGCGGAGATCCTTCAGCAGATCTGTGGAACAGCAAGCTGAACAGCGGCCAGGCATACAGCGACTGGCTTAATACATACGGAACTCCGTTTGAGAATCCGCAGTCCGACAACCAGTACATCGACAGTGTTTATAATTCGATCTACGGAAACGATGTCAACGATCCTGCATACTGGCAGACAGAGCAGGGATTCCAGGATCCTAATCGTCCTGCTGATCCAGTTGATCCGTGGGCCGGATTTGATTACAGCGTGTACGAATAGCTTATGCCAGTCATACCCACATTCTCATCCTTCGCATCAACACCTGACACTGCTGGAGCCTTCCTTGGCGGAGCAAGGATAGCGCAGGCTGCGGCACAGCATGCACAGACCATCCAGCTGGAGCAGCAGAAGCTGTCTCAGCGCGCCCAGATGGCTGAGATGGAGATGCAGGCAAAGGAGAAGCAATACCAACGGGATGCCATGAGGCGCGATCAGGAGCTTCAGGTCGAGAACGCATACAAGCAGGCCCAGATTGGAATGCGGCAGCGTGATCTTGATCAGCAGCAAAAGGTGGCGGATATGAAGATCGCTGAAGCTGCCAGAGAGTTTCAGATGCAGCAGCAATACCAGAAGCGATTCCGAGAGCTTGGCGGAAATGAGGATGCTGCCAGGAAGGCAATGTGGGAGATTGGCCCGGCAGGAGGATCTTCATTTACGGCCGCAATCAGGGGCGATGCTGCTGCGGCTCCGGTTGCGGGTCTTGGCGAGATTACCGACATTCCTGGAGCGGAAGGTCTGAGGAGATTCAAGAGCGGGCCGCATTCATTCCAGATCGTGCCCAACGTTCCGTCATCGCTTAATGGCGGAGACGAGATGATACCCATTGAGGGATCTGGAGGAGCGTTTGGAAAGATCGGCAACAAGGTGGTTCGCATACCCGACAACCCCGAGATCAAGATCGCAGCCACAGAGCTGAGGGGATTGCAGGCGGCAAACCTCAAGTACCAGCAGGACTATGATCGGGCCAAGGCAAACCCCAATAGTCCGGAGAAGCAGTCTCTCATCAAGCGATATGAGGAAAACGAAAAACGCATTGAGGAGTTGAGGAAGAAGATGGGTCAGTCCACATTCAGCGCAGCGGCAACAGCCCCATCTGGATCGTCAACAAACAAAGTGGGGCGATTCACAATCATAGCAGAGGAATGACATGAAGTTCAGGATTTCTGATCCGGACGGGCAGACCATAGTTCTTGAGGGGGATGCTCCACCCACAGAGCGCGAGCTTGAGGAGCTGTTCAGTTCCAGGAAGTCCACTCTGACCCGGTCAGAGTCAAACTTCGCAAGTGCCTCATTACCAGCGAGCGTTTCTGAGGAGTTCAATAGAAACCTCGTCCAGCCTGATATTGACCCTTCGTCGTTCGATCCTTATTGGAAGCGCGAGATGCCAGCCATTGAGCCACCTACCTCCACTCTGGGTCAGGCGTACGATGTGTTGGCCGAGCCTGGAAGAATGTTGACCGAGGCTGCCAGCGTCAGCCCTCAGACCACGCAGAATGCAATGGATGTGGTCAATGCGATTTGGGAAGGCGTCAAGGAGCCGAACCGATTTCAAAGCGGCAAGTTCACTGAGGATCTTGGTCAGCGTGACACAGCCCCGGGAACTGCGGCTCAGATTGTGACAGGCGCTCAGAATTTAGGCGCGGGTGTGGCTGGATCATTTGCTGATCCGGTGAACGCTGGCGTGATGCTGGCAACTGGTGGCGCACCCGCGCTCGCTCCATTGGTGGATGCAGCCTTCGGCGCCCACATGCTGGCCCAGGTTCCTGAGAACATCCGTCAGGCTCAGGCGGCAAAGACGCCGTACGAGAAGACGATGGCCTACGGCGGTCTAGGGTTGAACGTCGGACTGGGTGGAGCTCTGGCTGGTAAGGGTGGTGTGGGCGCAGTTCGGGAGGGGATGAAGCTCACCCCTCGCGGGCGCGCAGATACGGCGCAGTTGCAGGCAGAGCAGTTCCAGGTGGCTCCACGGCAGAAGCTGGTTCAGGAGTTCAATCAGATCTCCAAGATGGAGGCGTCTCCTGAGCGCGACGCAAAGCTTCAGCAGATCAAGGCTCAGATCGAGGACGCAGGATTGGCTGACTCTCATCAGGCCGTGATTGACAAGGCCGCTGAATCGGTGGACGCACCCGTGAAGGTTGTTTGGGGAACAGATCCGTCAGACTTGAAGCCAGGACAGGTTGCCCGTGCCGGTGGCGCTGACGGAAAGACCATCGAACTGATCGGTGAGAACGTCGGAGACTGGCTGGCAAACGTACGCCCATCCGAGCGCGAAGCCCGGGTCAAGGCCTTGATCAAAGGCGAGGAGCAGGTTCACCTTCAGACTGCATCGAGCGACGCAGAGAGGGCTGGCGAGCTGGCAAGCGATGCTGACATCAATAACCTTGGCCGAATCTACGGACACGATTTCACATTCAAGGAGATACCCGGCGAGAATCCGGCGGCTCGCGAGCAGCGCATGAAGCAGCGCAACCGGGACATTGGATACGAGTTGATCCGGCTTGAGGTCAACAAGGCGCAGAAGATGACGCCAGGCGAGTTCCTTGAAATGTCCATCGGCAAGCGCATGAAGGTTCAGACCCTGGATGCGATGCACTCCTTCATGGAAGGCGTGAAGCGCAACGTGCTCCGATCAAATTCGTCTGCTGCCCGCAAGGCTCACATGGTGGAGTCGGTTGATCGTGTGATTGAGAACATCAAGGAGGCGCGTCCAGCGGCTGAGTTCAGAGAAGGTAGGGATCCTGCCGGTGTTCGAGAGGATGAGGGCAGGCAGATCGCCAAGGATCTGAATTTGAAATGGGAGGGCGGCTATCCGCTGTGGCAATACAGCGCGTTCCGAGATGACGGCACGCCTGTCACTTTCGGCATCAAGCCCGGCAGCACGCCTGAGCAGATCAAAGCCAAGGCTGACAACATGCTTTCCTCCTTCAAGGGGAGCGCGGCGCTTGGTGAAGGCCCGGCTGGAATCCGATCTGTTGACAGGGAGTCAGTCGCATCCATGTCTCCTGATGATTATTTCAAGAAGTCGCAGCAGTGGAGTAGTGATGCAATGGCAGACGAGTCAAAGCCTGGGCCTCAGATCATGGCCGAGCTCGCAGCCAAGGCAGACCCTGACGTTGCAAAGTGGTCAGAGGGTGCTGACAAGGCTGTCGAAGAATACCAGGCGATCAAGAGCCAGGTGAAGGCGGATCCGTCTCTGATGGGGGATCCTGAGTTTCAGCGCAAATGGTCAGGCGCAGCGCAGAAGATTCAGTTCTTCAACGAGGCCAAGGATGTCCTGACTGGAGTGAAGCAGTTCAATCCAAATACCGAGAAGTTATGGAGTGAGCAGCGGCAACCCGCTGGTATCCGCAAGAGCATTAACGAACGAGAAGAGCGTGGCTTCGCAGAATCTCTTGTTTTCAGAGGTGCGGCAAACAATGTAACCGAAGCGTACAGATTGATTCGTGATCCAAAATGGTTAAAGGATTGGGCAGAGTCTCAGGTTTTTATAGGTAATGCAAATAACGTAACGGAAGCGTTGCGATTTTTATACGATAGCGGAGAAGATCCCGCTGGTATCCGCAAGACTGCCGATGAGATTGTTGCTCGTCCTCGTGGAGAGACGACAGCAGAGGAGATCAATGCGATGGACGCAGCAGAGGCTGCAAAGCTGTTCACCTACAAGAACGAATCAGGCGACAAGAACTATCAGCCTCAGTATGACGCCGTGTTCGCCGGGATGAAGGCAGGGCCGCAGGAGATTCCAAAGTTCGAGGCAATGCGTGATGAGAATCACAAGGCCATGATGGATGCCGTCAAGTCAGGCAATCAACAGGAGTTGACCTCAACCATGTCCAAGATGATGTGGGCCAGCGCAGCCATCGAAGGCGCGAAGCGTGAGGGTGGCAACTACAAGTCTGCGGTGGAGATCGCAACTAAGCGCGGTGAGCTTCCTGAGTTCGCTCAAGCGGCGGGCGTGCGGTCAAAGAAGGATGTCCAAGACGAGTCCTCAAGGTTCTTGAGAAACATATCCAATCTTAATGACAGGGATTCCATAAACTCAACTTACGATAGATTTCTGACATTCGTGGCTGATTCTGACAAGTCTCTTGAGAAGGAGGCAAGTGCTCTTGGTGTTACATACAATAAAAGGACTGGCGATCCTGAGTATTCTTACGTTTCTAAAGAGAATCTTCCACGAGCCAGAGAGATAGACGGAGCTAGGATCGAGCTTGGAGAGCAGCAGTTCCGAATGACGCAAGCAGTAGATAGGCAGACTGGTGGACCCGCCGGTGTCCGCAAAGGCAAACAAGAACCTGAGCGATTGATGGGCGTCAGTCAGCAGCTGATGCTTGGAGCTGCACCTGTTGCCCGTGGCGAGAAGATCCCTGAGAGGGCGATACCGTACGAGAAGCTGACGCCGTCCAGCCTGGATGCGTTGGTCGCTGAGTCTCTGGTCAGGGACATTCCATCATTTGAGGATTTCGTTGGCAATGCCCGCGCTAAATTCGGACACGACTTGAAGCCTGAGCAGCTGAATGATATGTGGCAGTCGGGGATTGTGAAGCATCTGGAGAATGCGTCAGGCCCTGAGTTGACCCGGCTGGTGGATCAGTTGAATCTTCGCCGCCAGGTTGGAACGATGCGAATTGGAGACGCCCCTGTTGATGTGAAAGGGGTGGAGTCTTACCGCAACTCCCAGATCGCCAGATCGCAGCGGATGGACAAGCTGGCTGACAAGCTGGAGCACGAGGCGGATGTCATCAAAAGCAAAACCGAAAGACTGGCAGCTCCGTCAGGCGATAGGGCCGCTGAGGTTCAGCAGGGAGAGCTGCTCAGTTCAGGCGCTCAGGTTGACATCGAGCGCAGTCGGAACGTTGAGCGCGAAAAGCTCCTGCGTAAGCGCGCCTCACAGCTTCGTGAGCAGTCCAACAACATTGCCTCGGAAGCGAGGCGAGCCAAGGAAGTCCCGGCAGAGGTGTCTGAAACCGCACATCAGCTTGGATTGGGATTGTTCACTCCATCTGGAAAGTCGGACGTTGAGTCAACGCCGCTCACCACATACACCGAGAAGACTCGCGCCCGCGCAATCGGAGCCATCTTCCAGAAGCTGGCGATGCAGTCGCATTCTCCAAGGAAGTCCTGGAATCGAAAGGACGTCGGAGTTGATGAGCTGGCGTGGCAGAAGGGGCCTGATGCTTTTCAGACGATAACCGAGCATGACATGGAAAGCCGCACAGTGCTTGGATCATTGCTGACAAAGGGAGCGCGATCTGATGCCAGCACGTCCACAACATCCGAAGGGGGTGCAAGACGCATCACAATGAAGGGCGCTCCAGAGAGCGTTACCAAGCGTGTGACCGTGCTGCTCGACAAGGAGAACGGAACCGTTCATCAGGTGTCCACCTACCGGCACGGAAGGTTGGGCACCATGATGCTTGATCCAAGATTCCGTGGAGATGTTCATCGCAGGATGGACATGCTGCTGGACAGGTATCGCCCGATCTACACGATGCTTCTGAATACGCCGGTCAAGAGCTTCTATAAGAAGTTTGAAAGCATTGACGACTTCAACTCTCAGTTTGGTCACGAGGCCAACAACCGATCTGCTCAATCGAGCTATGGCGAGGCCAGCGTCGGCCCGGAGCAGGACTTCTCGTTGGACAATTCGATCTATTCATCAGACTACCAGAACGAGATGACCCCTGGAACAAGCGTTAAGGAAGGTGAGGGTGGATTCGTGATGGGGCCGAGCGGCCAGCAGACTCGCGCCATGTTGGGAATGACCCGTGGCGCATTGGAGTCTGGTGCTGACCTGACTCCTAACGAAGCGCGCATTGCCTACAACGCTTTCAAGAACCTTGAGTCGGCAAAGGATGCTCACGATCTGATTCAGGATTTGAACAGCAGAGCATTAAGAACCAGATCATTCGACTCATCTAAAGCTGACGCCATCGCCTCCCGAATAGCCACTCTTGAGGAGAAGTTAAAGAACCCGTTGACGGCAGGCCGCGCTGGTATTGAGGAGAGAATAGCTAAACATGAGTCTGAGCTACGACGGATGAGGGAGGGAACTCTTACGCCGTCCGACATGAATCTCATCAACGCGATGCGAAAGGTTTATGAATCGCTGCGTGAAACACACACCGATCTGACTGATGGGCAGATCATGGATCTAACACTGGAGGAACTATATGGCATTGCCAAAAAGAATGAGACGGAAAGGTCGGCTGTCGCCTCAACAACACGACAGTTTGCGAAAGAACCTTCGCTTCCTGTTCAGTCTGGCGCGCAAGCGCAACGCGGCACAGAACTGACGATGCCGATTGATCGTGTACCACCGACCACGATCAGACCGGAGCAGCTTCCACCGGGCACACCGCCGGTGATTCGACGCCCGCCCCCACAGGAAGTGGGTGGACACCTTGGAGGACTTGGCCCAAGGCAGGAGGCAGGCATGCTATCTCCGTCCGACAAGGCGGCTCTTAGAAGGCGCATCAACAAGCAGCCTGCCGGTATCCGCAAGACCGTGGAGAAAGCGATACGCCAGCCGGTCAGCGCATACAGCGAATGGATGGTGGATCGAATCGCAAGGCTTGGAGGCCCCAATTCCAAGGTAGCTTCCGAAGGATTTCGCCACATCATTGACCGGGCCAAGGAGCTTTACGGAAGCCTGACGCCATTGATTGATCCTGCCAAGGAGGCGGCTGGTGGAACGGTTCGCAACAAGGCCGTTGGGCAGGTGGTCAACGCGCAGCAAATGAAAGCTGCCAAGTGGCTGCACGGTCTTAACAAGATCACGCCGTGGACTGCGAGATCGAATACGGTGGACGCAATAGAAGGATCTGTTGCAGTTCCCCAGTTTGCTCATGACGTTGTTCAAAAGGGTAGAGATGCGAACATTGCAATCGGCAACATGATCGCCCGTGTGACACCAGGATTTCAGGCGGGAGGAAAGTTCCAGCGCAACATGACGGCGACCGGAGTGGACATCATCCGGGAAGGTGGTGGGGACATGTGGAAGCGATGGACGTTCGGCCTGGCTAAAGACAACTGGCAGTGGCTGACAGCGCAGAGGCAGTTCGCATTGGCGCATGGACTTCCCGATCCAGGCGGCCCATTGCAGATGGTTCGCGATCAGTTCAAGGATTTCAAGAGGGTGCTCGATGAGCCTGGCGTGAACTCCGATGTGGTGGACAAGGTGAACCAGGACTTCCAGCGAAAGTTCCCAAACTCAATCACACACGTAAAAGGCGCGACGGGTTGGGAGCCGGTGCTCCACTCTGACCTGTTCAACTATCTTGAGAACGCAGCTCAAAGAGCTGCTCACATTGTGGCGTTCAGAGAGCAGTTCCCAAACAACGCGGCAGGCAGGAAGGCTCTCTCTGATATTGTCACGCAGGCTTCGGCTGAACTTCCTCCGAATGGCGTGGCCGATATGCACGCCTTGATTCGCACGCTGCAAGGCAGGCCGACCGACACGTACTCGTCATTCGGAATCATGGGCCCAACAGAAGCTGGAGGCCAGGCGCTCAGGATGTTCAATCAGACGGTTGGAAATCTGTTCGCAAAGCTGGTGCTGTCGGGTCAGCTGTTCAGGCAGCCCGGAGAAAACATCGCTGGCAGTACACCTATGTTCCTTGGGTATGCGAACTACCTGAGAGGGATGGCAAAGGCTGGAGAGATTTATCGAGATCTTGAGAAGAATGGGGCGGTGAACCGGGTGCTTTACGATTTTTCGTACGATCCGAATTCGCCACTGCGTTCACTGTCCAGGATCGCAGGCAACACGATCTCGAAGTCTTTCATGGAGCAATGGCTCAACGAGGTTCAGGAAGCAACGGCAGCAGCAACCGCAAAGGTTGTATCTGACAGGATCAAGGCAGGTGACTTGAGTTCATGGGAAAAGAGAATGCTTCCAGAGACGTTCAAGTCCATGGGATTCACGCAGTCTGACGTGGCCAACATGATGTTAGGTGATCCTGCATTGCTCGGACAGTTCGAGCGGAAGGCTGCTGCATTCCTGACATCTGGAAACAAGGCAGTGTCTGAGAACAGCTGGATTGGAGCGAACAGGCTGGCCAACTCCATCTTTAGATTCCAGTCGTATCCCATGATGAAGGCCAACCAGTTCTCCAAGGTGGCGTCCAGACTTTACGAGGCGTGGGGAAGTGGAACGGCAGCGGAAAAGAGGGCTGCAACCGAGCAGTTCTCCAGGTTCATGGGGTACAATGCAGCGCAAGGCGCGCTCACTGTCGGCATTGCCGCGCTGATGACTCAGGGATTGTTTGGGCTGAAGGTCGCAAAGAATGAAGCGAAGGACGATCCGCTGAACTTCATGCTCGAATCATTCATGTCCAGCATCGGAGGCCCGATGTATCTGATGTGGAGAGGGGCGAAGGAAAAGAACGCGCTTCATGCCACCGATATGGCCACGAGGATGGTGTTCCCTTTTGCAATCGCATCCGACATGAGGGACATGGCTGATGGCGCTGGATCGTATCGCGATCTCGAGCCGTGGGATAAGGTGGCGAAGTTCCTTAAGAGCAAGACACCGGGACTGAAGCCGATCCAATACGGAGCTTCTCTGGTTGGGCTGTCGATGCACAATCCAGATCTGGACACGGCAACGTCTGCGTACTACCGATGGTTCAAGGAAACGTTCAAGAAGGATGCAACAGCCGAAGCGTCGAGCGATCCATTCAGGACGCAGATGAAGAAGGCTGTTTCCGCACTGAAGGATGGGGATAGGGATGCCTATCTCAAGGCGCGAGCATCGGCGGTTGATTCCGCCATTGGAGGGAAGTCACCCTCCGAAGAAAGGATAGCCGCCTCTTTCAGATCAAGGAAGCTTCTCAAAACTCCGGAGGGTGGTGATCTAAGCATTGATCAAAAGGAATCGCTTCGTAAGCGCATCGGAGATGAAGCATACGAAAAGATTCTTGATTACAATCTCATGCTGGAGACTGCGGCGGATGGTTTGTGATGTTCTGTCTGGCTTCGTAATCAGACCTTCTCATTACTTCACGTTGTGAAAGCCTGATCCAGTCTCTCCTAAAATCTTCAATAGGGATTCTGCGACTGCACCCGCGAGGCGGGTTTGCTCCGTAGCACATTGGGATAATCCATACATGAGCTTTTGTAACTCGGTTAAGCTTCCATCGTTTCATAATGCCAACTCGGTTGGTTGAATTAACTGTTAGGAGTCATAGCTGAACCGCAAGTGGTCCCATTAGGATTGACGCAACGCCAAGACACATAAGCGTCCATCCGGTTGCTTGTATTCCGCAGTCGAGCGCGATTGCACCCAATACGCAGAGCACAGCACCGCCTAGTATCATCTTCATTTCTTTCGATATTTTGTTCATAGATTATGACTCCTAACCACGCGCTGCACGGCGTCGCACATATCGCAGTAACGTTTGTCGCTCATGCCTGACCTTTCTTTTTCGGTGTCCATAGTTCACAGCATCCATTTGGAGATGCCTCATACACGAATCTGTATCCTTCGTCACATGGAGCAAGGCACACCGTTCCGCGTACTATTCCACGAACGCCTTTCAGTTGGCCAAATTGCTTGCATGTTTCACACTTTGACACCAAGCCAGCCGGTGCAGCGAATGATGCCTTCGCCTCGCGTTCACGGTTCTTGGTAACATGCAGCCCCAGCGGGTGGGGATAGTCGTTGTCGGGCATCATCTCTGACCTTTCTCGATGTTAGTCATCTTCAGGCGATGCTCTCGACATTCCATTTCAAGCCGGTTGTTTTCGAGCAGAAGCCGTTCGGCTATTTCGACGGCGTCGATCAGATGCTTTGCCGTCGAGCGGTCTTTGCAGTGCGGAGGCAGCTGTTGCCAGTGTTGCCTGCACAGATTTATTTTGATGTCGTTCATTGATTTATCAATTTGATACATTTTAATAGTTGTTTAATAGTTCGACCACTCACTGGGATTTGCTGTTCTTTTTGAACCATCCTTTTAAGTTCGTTGATCTGTGCTTTGGAAGCTCTGATCCGCACCACTCCGCAATCTCAACAATAGTCTTGTCTCCTATTCCCGGTACAAGATCGACAGCATCGAAATTCCTCTCATCCATTGAGAGTCGGGTGATGCTTTTCATTGTCTCAACACTTGCGTTGGGTGTGAACATTTTGTGGATCAACTTCTCAGCGCGAGGTGATAGACCAAGACCCTGACCAGACAGGCCTTTGCCCATCTGGATCAGGTCATACGTCCACCCCACGGTGACGTTCAGCTCATCTGCTATCTGCTCCCTTGAGTACCCGCGCTTCCAAAGCTCAGCAGCTTTTACTGGTTTCGGCAGGATGTTGCTCATGATCCAATCTTGGGAGGCTCGTTTCCAGCCATCGCTGACTTGAACGCAACAACAGCTGCGTGAGCCTTGGTTGTCTGCGCTTGCAGGGTTGATGCTGCCTCCAGCGTAATGGATTGATGCGTCATGCAATCAGCCAGATGCTTTGCCATCTTGAGCTGGTCATGCGCTGACCTGAATAGTTTTTCTTTTTCTGCGTGATTCATGATTCCTTTCATTTCCCGACGCCAACGTCGTCAGCATCGAGGTTCTTATCTCTTTTGTTATTATTCTCCTGACCTTGTAATAATGTTCACGGCTTCCCTTCAACTGCGAAAGCCTGTGTCTCTCCCTGTTCCTGGCTATCCATTCGTACTTCCTTTGTGTTTTATTTCTTCTTCTCCTGATCACCTCCTCTGATTCCCACCTTTGCATGTATGGGTTTATCATCATTCGTTTTGCCATCCACTGGTGCGTGTATGGAGTGAGCATCTTCGATCCTTTCTATTACGATGAACACGCCCTCATTTCCTGCGTCCACGTCCTGACTGTAAGTGTGCTCCTCTGGGATCCACTGGCGCGAATCGTCGAGCGGCACGCACGATGCAATCGAGGATCGTAGTGAGACTCCCGTCGAGGTCGCGTGGTCTATTATCGCTGAACTTGAATACAGCTGTGATGCGATACTTTGGATGCACCTGTTCATCCAATCCTTTGTCTTGGGATCCGTGACCGGCATCGTCCCTCCGTTGTTGAGCAGGATGGTTCTCTTTTTGTTCTTGAACGCCGGGACGTGGCCCATTCCCTTTATTTCGATTTCGATTTTCATATTCCCTTAACTGCTCTGATGTCCAGCTAGGCATGTGGCCTCCTCCAGACGAGCTGTCCCATCATGGCATCCAGCATCTCCTTGTTTCCACCATTGTTGACGAACGCGCGTATGTCCTTTGCGGGGCACACGAGTATCGCCGTCTGTATTGGCAGGTGTTCCGCAAGCGTCTTCGCCCCACGCAGGCCAGCATCATCCAGATCAGATACGATGCAGACTCTCCGTATGGCCAGCCTGCGAATGGCAAGCTGTATGTGCTCAACACATCCAAGGCATGACGGCCTTCCTATGGCGAAGTATCCAATAGTCAGGGCGGCGGCTGTGTCTGTCGGCCCTTCGCATATCAACGCCAGCTCCTGCGACTGCGTCTGAGGAATGAACAGGCCCTGCCTGCTTCCTTTCTCAGCCCACTTCTCGCCCCTCTCATTCCTGATGCGGATGCCGACAATGCTATTGTCGCCAGCCCTCATAGGGAATGCCCACGCCTGATACTGCGGAGCCTTGATGCACGACAAAGCCGACAGCGACTCTGTCGTAACACCAAGTACAATCGACAGCTGGCTCAGTGGCACCCGCCTGTCGCGAGCCCACTGATCCAGCCTTGCCTGTGCATCCAGATACACAGGCTCATCCCTTGTCTGTGGTATTGGAGTTGCAGGAGTCGATCCATCCAGCTTGTGCAGGTATCCGCCATTCTTCAGCGGAGTCCCTCCCGTTGACCGCATGCAGCAGTATCCAATCTCGGACACTGTGCACCAGTCTGGCTTGCCACAGATCTTGCATGGGTTTGCCTTGCTGACCCTGGCCCACCTTACTTCCTTAAGTTGTGATGCACTCATGCTGGTATGCTTTTGTCCTCTGTCTCCATGGTTGGAAGTTGGAGGGTGTTTATCTCACCCATCCTCTCCTTCAATGTTTCAAGCCTGGCTTCTCTCCAGCTGATCTGCTTCTCAATCTTTTCGATTGAGCCTCTCAGGTTGTTGATCCGCCACGCTTCCTCTGTATCTCTCAGTCTGTTTGCCAGATGATTCTTTGATGCAATCATGTTCCGCATCTCAGTCATCTCGCTTCGGTATTGATCTGCCAGAGATTGTATCTCGGCAGCATCTTTGAATCTCTTGCTCATGTGTCGAATGGGCTCACATCATCCGAGTCCGATCCTGTGTACATGGATGCTGGTGATGCCTGTTGTGGTGGCGCGGGATCCTGTGCGGGCCTGCGCCATCCGTTTTGTGAAAGGGCTGTCATGAGCTGCGATGCCCGCTCCATTGACATATCCCTTGCGTCGTACCCGAATCTCTGAAGTGTCTTTGCCTGTTTGAAGGTGCACTTCTTGTTCTTGAATCGGTCGAACATTTCCCCAATCAGCTGCTTCGCCTGTGCGTATGGCATGCTGTCTGGATTGATACCCTGATTGAGCAGCATCTTCTTCTGCTTCTCGGACAGGTTGCGAACGTTGTCCCAACCTCTCGCCTTTGCGGGCGTGATGCCGAACACGTCGAACGGACTGATGGACTGCGTGCGGTACTGGGCCTTGGCCACAAGCCTTGCCTTGCGCGCCTCCTCCATCCTGCGGCGTTCCTCGATCTCCTCAAGGATGTCCTCCTCCGCTTCGTCGATGGCGTCAGACATCCTGACAGGGCCACCTTCCTTCTTGGCCTTGGCGACTGCCCGCTCCAGGGCCTCATCGGATGACTTGCCACCCAGTATTTCAGCACAGCTCATCAGCTTGTGCCTGCCGCTGTTTCCCACGAAGTCAACGATCAGGCAGGAAGGCTTGGCGCTGCTTGCTATTGCCTCCTTCCTGGCTTCAGCCGTATCAACCCCGTCAA